AATCACCTTGACGCGCGGCGGCTGGGCCGCACGCAACAGCTGCAAGCGCCGAACAATTATGTTGTCGAATGAATCGCGGATGGCATAGACCCCATCGGGCGATGGCGTCTTGTGGCTAGTATCCACGATAACTTTCTCGCCCGACATGATCGTTGGCGCCATGCTGTCGCCTTCCACCTGTACAACGATCAGGTGCTTGGCTGTGGTCTGTAATTGCCCGCGCAGAAAGCTCGCTGGAAACACCCAGCCTTCCGCTTTGACGCGATCGGTATGACGGCCCTCTTTGCGTTTCTTGAGTTTTGCATGGTCTTCCGAGTGCGAGGCCAGCTCAGGGACCTGCTCACTTGCGGGAGGAACTTCACCTTGAAAATGATCTTCTCCGGTACTCGGATAACGTCCCCAGAGTAGAATCTGTTCAGGCGAATAGCCGAGCACGTGCGCAAACGGCTTTAAGTGATCGAGCCGGAGTCGAATCAGCCCATTTTCGAGACGAGAGAGTTGCTGTTTAGAGACCCCTGAGCGCCGCACCAGTTCGCTACGGCTCATCCGGCGCGCTTCTCGCGCGTAGTAGAGTCCAGTCTTTCGCTCGGATTTTGGCTTGCCCGCCATTCGACCATTGTCACCGATTCGGTGAAACGACGGTAGTCCCTATCGGTGACGCCGAATCAACGGCAGTAGCTCGTGTGGCGGATTGCGACTTGCGATCATCGTAGGCCGTGCAACTCCATGGCGTGACCAGCCGAACGTCCTCGTTAGGCTCTATCCAACTCGGACGTTCGTGGGTCACCATCTCCTACGCCTCGGCGCGGCCAGTACCTGCCGCACCATCTCCTCGGTGTACTCCACCGTCTGCCGCTTCTTCGGCGCGAACCTCATCATCGCCGCGTCCGCCAGGTTCGGCGAACGCGTCTGGTCCGGTTTCTTGTTGATCACGATCTTGCCGACGCCGTTCACCTGGTAGGTCGGCTGGCTCAGCTCTGAGACAAGCTGGTGATGGTTCGGGCACTTGCTTGAGATCGAGATGATGTCGTCCGGGGCGGACGGCACGCCCTCCACGACCCACCTGTACGTCTGCTGGAAACGCCGGCGCAGCGCCCACCAGCCCTGCGCTTTGCGGTTGGCAAAGTAGTCCTGGTTCGTGCGGCCCTTGTCCGCGGCGTGCATCCCTTTCGTCCCGTCAACGAGCCCTTTCGGATCGTGCACGGTTTCCGATCCCCGGAACGGGATGGCGCGAAGCTCCCGCTGGCCGCGCGCCTTGCGCTGGTCGTTGATGCCACGGGCATCGCCGCGCACGCCTTGGCCCAGGCCGTCGCTGTCGTAGTCGAAGCCGTCGAGGCCAAGCTCGTCGCAGAGTTCGAACGCGCGGTGCACGGTCGCGAGAATGTCGGAACCTTTGCCGCTCCACTCCTCCGACCGCACGATCTCGATGCCCTTTGTGATCACCGCCGCGTTTTTATCGAGGCCCTCGTCAGCCACGTCGAGCGCCATCCACTCGATGCCAGCCGGCGCAATCCCTAGCTTCTCGTGGGCGTCGATCGCGGAGCGCACCCAGGCGCCCGGGATGACCATGCCGGCAACCGATGCCGAGTAGTCGCGGTCGATCTCCTGCGCGACCACCACGGGGTCGAGCTGCTCCTTCTGTTTCTCATACCAGGCCTCGTCCTTCCGCGGATCGTCGCGCCAGTCGAAAACAAACACGTCGACCTTGCCGCCCCACCGCTTCTGCGCGAACGGGTTGTTCATCCCGCGCACTGAGCTCATATCGATCCGGCAGTTCGTGGTCTGCGACAGCGAAGCTTCGGTCAACTCCGGCCGCTCGAAGTGTGCGTATTCGTCGACGAAGTAGATCGCACAGCGGTCACCGCGGCCGATGTCGTCGCCCCCCTCGCCGCAAATCATCGAGCCGGTCTCCGGGAAAAGAATCCGCATCAGTGGTGCATCGCGGGAGATGTCCCAACCGCCTGTGAACTCTGGTGGCAGATACTTCATGAAGGTGCGAGCTTTCTGTAGCAGCGGCTTCATAGACCCGCTCTGATCGACGTACTCCGTTTTGCGGCTGCCGACACCGATCGTCATGCCGGTGCGGAAGATGCACAGCGTGCAGGCCAGGCCCATTGCTAGCCACGACACGCCGACGTCGCGGCTTTTCTCGCACAGGCCCGGTGTGCGCTCCCGCCAATGCCGCATCACCCACTGCACCCATTCGGTCTGCTTATCGAACAGCACGAAAGGAATGATGGTCGGTTGGCCGATCTCGGCGTTGCGTGGCTCGAAGGTAATACCCCAGTCCGAAATGAACACCCAAGGCCGCTCACGATAATAATCCCTGAGCGACGGCAAACTCTCTGGCTTCTGACGTATGCGTTTGAGTGCTTCCAGTCGTTGCTTGCAGATCGCATCGTGGTCGGGACGTTTCCAATCGATGCTTGTTGGATCGGTAATCATCCCATCGCCCCCTAGTGCTACTGTTCCTGCCTTTCCATGCTAATGCCGGCCACCTTTTACAATTCGAAGATATGTCTCAAAAGCTGCGTTCGGGTCGTGAGTAGCTTGATCTGAACTTTGCTCTGGAATTGATCGGAGGTTTTCCGAAATCTCCTGTTCAAAACCAAAAAGGCTGGAGGCGGCCTTGAGATCGCCTTTTAGAGCTTTGTTCCCATAAACGTTTAAAATCGCTTCCCGCACACTGATCGATACCAGCTTCCCGTTTTTTTGAACTTTGATCTTTTGATCGAGCACCTGTCTGGCTATTGTGCTTACGTTCTTTCGTCCTTTTGGCCGGCCTTTCAAATTTCCGCTTTGCCCGCGCTCCCAGCGTGTATCCAAGGGCGGTCGACCTTTGCCGACGCGGTAGTGCATGGATCGACTTTTTCTTTCAGTCATCACTTCCTCCGTAATCAGCCCTCGTATCTCATTGCCCATCTGATTACTGGAATTGATCTCACATAAGCTTTTCTAACAATCAAAGGCCCATCCTAATCAATTCTGAACTTATATATCCTGATCGCCACCCCATCTTGTAAGCTCAAGAAGTTCGCTTTTTTGATCTACAACACTGTTCAAAGCTGGTCGTCTTCAGTAAAAAGTAGTTAGCGTTCACTAAGAAACTGTCCTGCAAGAAAAGCCATGAACGGCTTCTCTATTGATCAAGAAGCGCAGGCGAATACAAAACTCTTGCTTACGGCAGGCTACTGCGGCCGCGAATGGCCGGGCTCGATGCAAATGGCGTGCCAGGTAGCCAAGACCCAAACACTGACGCCACAAAGATCAGGTGCCTCCGTTCGATCTTGTCTAATTGGATAAGAGCAGAACGGTCCGATTCGCTAGTAGGCATTGCCGTAGTTGGACCGGGGGCTTTCACCGCCAGCAGAGACTTTAGTTGCGTCGGAAGGCGTCGCCGCGCCTGTGGGCAGATGTCCCACTTTCGGGGAGCAGTTTCTAATTGCGACTTTATGCGAACTGCCTGGATGAGTTAACAATGTGCGCAGAGAACCTTTAAGGCGTCCGGCGCCGCCGCAGCCAATCGAGCGCGCTCAATACTTGTCCGACTTGCCGCCAAAGAGCGGTTTCATATCGGCTTAGACGCTCAAAAGCTCGTTATCCAGATATGCCAATCCTAGAAAACGGGCAGCAAGCTCTTTGTTCACTGCTTCACTACCTCTTTCACTCGCTAAATCTGCCAAATCACCAAATTGAACTGCGCCTTCGAACGGCGGCCGTTGCCGTGGTCGGCGGTCCCGCTCATGAGCCTGGACTAAGCTTGCGTGAATCTCGAACAGACCAGTTTCAATTCCAGTCGATCGACGCAATCGCCACAGAAGCCCGGCGAGTCGAAGTACAAGCTCCCGCTCAACGGCGGTTTCGGCGATATAATCAGCGGCGACCGCTTCCTCAAAAGCTTTGTAATCTTCGGCGTTTTCAAGTGTAGCAATGACCGTTTCCGCCGTTAGTCCGTGGCGCATTGCGTTAAAGCGGGAACGTTGTTTGCCTCCTTCAGTCGTTGGGCCAGTACTTTTGCCGGCATTGCGCCTATTGGCTTCGATTTGCCTGAGCGAAGTCATGGTTTCCTCATCCATGTTCGCTTCGTGATTTAATCCCGCCAGCCTGTCGATCCTTGTTGGCCGCAGTTTCGACATGCGCTTTCAAAAAGGGATGGGTTTGCAGCCAGAGCCTACGTGCGGCGGCTACGGGATCTACCCCGCATTTCTGCCACCACGCCTTCTCGTCTCCGCAACGATGAAGCTCACGGTGGTGTGCACGACATACTGGAACAGCGAACTCGTCGCTAACTTTGCGATTAAGCGCGGAAAGTTGCGCGAAACGCAAATGATGGGCATCTGAGGGCCGGCGACCACAAATCAGGCAGGCCACTTTAGTAAGGTGCCGGATGTGTTCCCGATCGCGAATGCGTCGCGGTTCAGGAAAGACGAGAACACTTTTATCGACCTTCGTTGACCCTTTGATGTTTTTGGCCGCGCTATCGTTACGAGCGGCTTTTGCACCGTGTGCCGGGATCAGACTTAGCTTGGCTACAAATGCTTCCTCCACTTGCTTCGCATCCACTGCGGATAACCGGTTCTTTGTCGCTAATTTTTGGTGGGCCCACAGAGCAGCGTTATCCGCCGAACTGAAGGCTTCGATTTCGCGGAGCAATTCGGCTTTCAAGCTCTCAGAGAGCGCCGCCGAAAGCCCGTCATTGGGCAAAGGCAATCCGGGTTTCGTTGCCCCCACTCGGGCCGTGGGGCGATCTGGAATTTTTTGTTGACGGCCATTCCCGCAAGTCCTGCTGTTGATTCCTGCCTTTTCGATTTGTGGAGAAGGACTAACGAGGTCTGGCGCATCTAAATCGTCTTCGCCAGAAATGCCGACCAGCGTGAACAACGCATAGCGTCTGGCATAGGTGAGCGCCGCGCCCATGCGGTGCGGCGTTGCGGTCTCTCCTATTGCGCAGACCGGCCAGTCCGAGGCGATCCATTCGCCTGAGGAGTGCGCAAGGATCGTCGTCAAATTGACAATGCCCGAGGCCTGATTGACCGCGGTGGTCTGTACTGTAGCGATCTCATGCTGGCCAAGAGTCTTGCGTACGATCTCGAGCCCGCTTGACAGCGGCGCATAGCGGAATTGTCGTGCCCTGCCCTCCCCCGCTTGCGGTTCAATCGTGCCGGTGAGCGACTTCTCAGGGTTGGCCAGCTCGATCTGGGCTTTGGCCAATGCTGTGGCGAGCGCGGCAATGGATGGACTAGACCACTGCATGATCCGCCCCTTCGGTGGGCGTGGCCAGAACATCGAAGCTGACAGCGCCCGATTTGGAGCGCTTGGCCCGAATGCCATGGCCGATCGCCTCCTTGGCATCCTCCGGCATCAGCCCTTTGAGTTCGGCCTTGGCTTGATCGTGCTCGAGATGCGCCGCGCGGGTCCCCGTAAAGATCGCGGCAAACTCCGCCCAGGCATTGGATGAGGTCATATCGAC